GTGGATCTTTAATGCTTGGAAATGGAACACACGTTGAGCCAGAAGATTTTACAGAAGAAGAATTTGAGCTACGCAGTATTTGGAGAGAGTCAAAGGCTGCTCAACTTTCAGCAGTTTATGATTATATGAACATGTTTCAAATCCCGCCACTAAATTATTGGGAAGCCTTTAATTTTATTAAATATGGAAAAAATCAACACTTTAATGTTCATTCAGATCACGGATATTCATACGTTTGTGTTCTATCCTCAGTTGGATATTTAAATGATGACTATGAGGGTGGAGAGTTATTTTTTGATAAACTTGGTGTTAAGGTAAAACCAAGAGCTGGTGATCTGTATCTATTCCCATCTTCTTTTATATATTCTCATGCCGCAATGCCAGTAACATCGGGAACAAAATATGCAGTTGTCACTATGTTAGACTATCAAGAAGCACCGCATACTCCATTATATAGAGAAATTGAGGCTAGCTATGAATATAATCATATTACGGAAGGTAAAAAGTTTAAGCCAGCAGAACAATTAATGGAAGAGAAAAAAGTTGATTAGTTTAAGCGCCTATAAAGCTTCAGATTTTTCTGCAAATATAACTCCACTATCTGCAAAAAGAGATTGGATGGATGAAACTCAACATAAGCATGCCTATAGATGTTTTCCACTTACGTTAACAAATCAATTGGGGTGGGGACTATCCTTTCCAGAAGATATAACTTTTATGTGGGATGGAATTACTAGCACTTATCCAGACAACGTTAAGGTTCTCCAGGGAGAGAAATATTGTGAAACTGGAAGGGGCCACGCAACAATTAACTTTAAAACCAACCTTCAGTTTGTAACGGATAAAAACTATAGCCTTCTTTCTTTTCCAGTTCCAAATAGTTTTACGGATGGTGCAAGTGCAATTACAAGCATACTAAGCACTTCATTTTTTGAAGGACCCCTACCCGTTGCTTGGAAAATTACCAGACCATTCGTTCCAATTACAATAAAAGCAAATGAGCCATTTATTGCAATAATGCCTATATCGCTTACGGATTTAAACAATTCTACAATTAATTTAGATCATGGACTTAATGCTCCACGAATTAAAAGAGATATTCCACTTACAATGGAAGGTGCTATGGAGGCAGCAGAAAAAGCAAATGCTGAAGGGACATGGACTGATTACTATAGAGACGCCGCTGTAGATTATATGGGAAATCGTTTAGGAGAGCACGAAGTTAAGTCGATTAAGCTTGGAGTTAAAGATTTAACAAAATGAAAATTGTTTTCAATTCAAATAGAATTTATAATAACAAAGATACTGCTCCTTTACCTGCAAAAAAAACTACTCCAGACTGGTTTTTAAATGCTAGTAAATATTGGACAGATAAAGATAATAAAGTCATAGATTTTCCACCAAAAAATAAAAAGGGTCCAGGATTTAAGTCTTGCCCAGCACTACATGATGTTTTTGCATCTGGATATATGCTAACAACTCCATGTGATGTAGCTGTTTCTACCTATGACCAAATTACTTATATTCAAGCAGAAAGAGGGTTTGAGGGATTCTGTGACTCTAGACCCCATATGGGAGAATTCTATTATCCAGAGGGATACTATAAACAATCGTATCATTGGTACCCTAACTGGGGATTTACTTTACCAGATGGGTATAGCGCTTTAATCACACACCCAATAAATCACTTTGAGCTGCCTTTTTTAACTACAAGCGGTATAATTGACAGTGATAGGTATGGACCACCAGGCCTTATGCCATTTTTTATAAAAAATACTTTTCAGGGTATTATTAAAAAGGGAACTCCTTACGCTCAAATTTTTCCTTATAAGAGGGAAGAGTGGACTTCTGAAGTTAACCTTTTTACAGAAGAAGAAATGGTTGAAAAACATGAAAGCCATACAAAAATTTATAGGCAAGACGAGTTTGGAAATGAAAAATTTGGAGTTTATAAACAAAAAACTTGGGTCCCCAAGAAATATGAATAAAATGATAGGTGAAAAAAATGCAAGTTAACGAATCTGATTTAAGAACACACAGAACCTCAATTACCCCATCAGGGTATTTTGGCGCAGGTAAAGAAAATATTGTTGAGGTAGAAGATTTTCTTACAGAAGAAGAGTGTGAGTATTTATTAAACTATATAAAAAATAACACTATTTGGGATGGCGGACAAGATGTCGTTAATGAAAATGGTACAGTAATTTATCAACACGATGTGTGGAGAGATCGTGTTGCCACAAGAGCTTCGTTGGACAAAGGAAACCCTGATGTAGCAATAAAGCTAGAGGAGATTATTCAAAGACTAAAGCCAGTTATTGAAAAGCATTTTAATGTAGAGGTTTACCCAACAGGACCATGCTTGGTTAGATGGCCAGTAGGATCTATGCAGTGGCCACATGCAGATAAAGAGTTGCACGAAGGCCCAGATGCTGGACAACCTGGAAACTTTCCGTGGTATGACATCGGAACAATATTTTATTTAAACGAAGATTATGAAGGCGGAAGACTGCATTTTCCAAAACAAGATGTAGCAATAAGACCTAAAAGAAAAGCAGCTTATTTTTTCCCTGGAGACTTGAATTATATTCATGGAGTTGATGTAATTACAGCAGGAACTAGATATACGTCGCCTTGGTTTTGGACAATATCTAAATTAGACAAGGATTCAAAATGAGTGATATAGTATCAAAAACACTATACCCTAAAATTGAAGTATACAAAGGGTTGCTACCAGATCACAAAAAGATTTTTGAAATTATAAAATCAACAGAAAGTTTAACAGAAGAAGATAAAGACTCTGGAGAGCATTATTTTAATCCATGGTATCAGTGGAGCGCATTTGGATTATACTCAAGTACAAAACATAAAGATGCTGTCAAAGACCACCTTGGAAAAAGTGAAACATTTGATAACGAATACTGGGCTGCGGAAACAGTTTTTGATGCATACAATGTAGCACTAGATCATTATATTGAAAAGTATAATGTAGAGCTTCCAAAAGATTGTGAACTGGGATCTTCATCTTTTTGTAAATACCACACAAACGTAGACACCTTAAAAAATAATCTAACCATGCAATTTCATACTGATTTTAAGCAAACAGAAAAAGATATGCCTGGCAATCAATTTTTTATAACCTGTACTGTTTATATCAATGATGATTATGAGGGTGGAGAGATTGAATTTTATGTAGACGGAGAATTTGTTCCAGCATACAAACCAGAGGCAGGAGATATTATGGTATTTCCATCAGGAGAGCCTTATTATCACGGGGTAAGAACAGCAACACAGGGAAATAAATATTTAATTAGAAACTTTATGTTTTACCCATATGAAGGATCTGAAGAGTGGCTAGCCAATCAATCAAAGTACGGGGCAGTTAAGTGGGCTCAAATGGAAAGAAGAAGAATGGCTGAAGATGTTTATGGAGGAAATATAGTTTTTAAAGATGGTGTAAGAGTTATGCCGTCTGAGCAAGATATACAATATGCACTAGAAATATTGGAAAGAGAAGAGGAATCTGGCTATGGAAATTGTAACGCTAAAGGATGACGTATTTGTTATAGATAACTTAATAACGCCAGAAGAATGCAGTGCAATTATTGGATACCTGGACGGAATTGTAAATGCAGGATATTTAGAATGGAATCAAATTTCATTCTACGGTTCTTTTGCAATGGGGTATTGGCCACACGACGATAATCTATTACTGTTTGGATTGCCAAGAGATTATTTTTCACAATTAAAAGAAAAAATTAAAAAAGCAGGAGAAGAGTGTTTTGGAAGAGAATTGTCTGAGGTCAGCTACCACGCACAAAAATGGGTAGTAGGAGCTTTTGCAAGTTTTCATTCAGATAATACACATGAAGACGGAAGCCCATCCGCATTTTATAAAAGTAAGTATGCAGGATTTTTATATTTAAATGATAACTTTGAGGGTGGAGACTTAAACTTTAAGCATCACGATATAGTTATTAAGCCAAAACCAGGAAGATTAGCATTCTTTAAGGGTGGATATGGTAATGAGCACGAAGTTTCAACTGTTAAAAATGCAGAAAGATACACAGTTGGATCTTTCTGGGATAATGCTGATGCCGTATATACACCAGAGCAAGTTGCAGAATGGGAAGCTGAGCTAAAGCAAACAAGAGCTGAGCAAGAAGAAACCTATAAGGAATGGGCTAAAGCTAAG